TTAAAAAAGTTACAGAATGTATTGAATGGTTAATAACTAAAAGGAAAATTTATGTCTCTAATTCAACGTCTCATGAAGAATTCTACAATCGACTCAACAGATATCCTTGCTGATAGCAAAGTCTATAAGAAGAAGGATATGATCACTACTAGCGTTCCCATGGTGAACGTGGCACTTTCTGGTAGCGTAGATGGAGGACTGACTCCTGGCCTTACTATCATGGCAGGTCCGTCCAAGCACTTTAAGTCTGCCTTTTCTCTCCTTATGGCAGCAGCGTATCTAAAGAAATATCCAGAAAGTGTTCTTTTATTCTATGACTCAGAGTTTGGTACTCCTCAGGGTTATTTTGATTCTTTCGGCATCGATATGAAGCGTGTGCTACATACTCCTATTACCAATGTCGAAGAGCTGAAGTTCGATATCATGAAGCAGCTGGGTGATATCGGTCGTGATGATAAGGTTGTCATCATACTGGATTCCATGGGTAACCTCGCATCCAAGAAAGAAGTCGAAGATGCGGAAGCAGGCAAGTCGGTCGCAGACATGTCTCGTGCAAAAGCATTCAAGTCCCTGTTCCGTATGGTAACACCTCATCTTACTCTCAAGGATATTCCCTTGATTGTTGTCAATCATACATATAAGGAAATTGGATTGTATCCCAAGGATATCGTGGGTGGCGGCACGGGCGTTTATTATTCGGCAGATACGATCTGGATTCTTGGTCGCCAACAGGACAAGGACGCAGATGGAATTACAGGATACAGATTTATCATCAATGTGGAGAAGTCCAGGTATGTTAAAGAAAAGTCTAAGATACCTATCACAGTTAGCTACGAGGGCGGGATCCAGAAGTGGTCAGGCCTACTCGATCTCGCTCTGGAAGGTGGCTATGTGGTTAAACCTTCTAATGGCTGGTATCAGCTGGTTGATCGTACAACTGGTGAAGTAGTCGGTAACAAGATGCGCATTGCTGATATCGAAGACAATGGAGAGCTGTGGAAGGGTGTGCTGACCACGACAGATTTTGCTGACTGGATCAAGAATCGTTATACGCTGGTTGGTGGCAACCTGATTGCCAGTGAGGATGCTGATGGATGATAAAACACTCAGTGAATCTTTATCAGACATCTCTACTTCGTTTAAAGAAGCATCAGCTCAGTATGATCAGAAAGCTGAAGAGTATTGGAAGAGCCTTCCATATGAACACCAACTACAGGCCTTCTACATCGTTACCAAGCGTATTCACCAAGGGGACATCGTGGAAAAAGGATCTTATCGATATGTTCTCTATGATACTTTCGGCTTTGATTTTGATAGCTATATTGTTGGTATGGACAGTGGGTATCTTGATATCCATAACGGCTTGGTAAAGAACGATATTTGATGTGTGGAAAACTGTTGAATATGTGATGAGATGGCGCAAGCACCCAGGAGATGTCAAGTTCTTTTTGAGACATTTTAACTATAATAATGGTCGACCTATCATCACTTATAAAGTAGGATCGTTATTGATACAAAAACATCAGGTGTATGTGGAGAAGAAATGAATCGGTCAGTCAGAATTCTTTATGGATACAAAAATTGGGTGGTGATATACAATCCATTTGGTGATTGGTTTTATTGGAATGAATCTAGATTGCATTATACTTCGTGGAAGGTGGGTCCTATAATGATAAAGAGGTATTGGCGTTGATGACCAATGAACAGATGGAGGCCAAGATACGAAAATTTACATTGCCGTTAGAAACTCAGATCATGATGTCCTGTGATACTCAAGAAGACGCTGTATTACTGGCGGTAGCAATGCTCAGGAAGGTCATAACTATATTTGACCTCCATTATCAACAACAAGGCCGCAAGGCTCTGATAGAGACATTCAATACATGATCGAAAAAACAATTATATCACATTTAGTATTTAATGAAGCATTTGCCAGGAAGACTCTGCCCTTCCTCAAGGATGAGTATTTTCACAATCAGACAGACAAGACAGTGTATAAGCTGATCAATGACTATGTCATCAAGTATAATAATACTCCCACCAAGGAGGTGCTCCATATCGAACTAAAGAATAGAGAAGGGATGTCTGATAGCACGTTCAAGGACTCCAAGGCGCTGATCGATGATCTTGCGGTAGAAAATACAGAGATACAATGGTTATTGGATTCAACAGAGAAGTTTTGTCAAGAGAAGGCGATATACAATGCAATCATGGCATCGATTAAGATCCTGGACGATAAAAGCGGATCCTCCAGTACAGGTTCTATCCCTACTCTTTTATCAGACGCCCTTGGCGTGTCTTTTGACATCAGCATCGGTCATGATTATTTTCTTAATGCTGATGATCGGTTTGATTTCTATCATCGCAAGGAGGAGCATATTCCCTTCGACATTGATTTCCTTAACAAGATTACTAAAGGTGGTCTTGTTCGAAAAACCCTTAACATTGCACTGGCTGGCACTGGCGTTGGCAAGTCCTTGTTTATGTGTCACTGTGCTTCTTTTAACCTGACACAGGGCAGCAATGTGCTTTATATCACAATGGAGATGGCAGAAGAGAAGATCGCAGAACGCATCGATGCCAACCTGCTCAATGTAACCATGGATGATCTTGCATCTATTCCAAAAGATGTTTATGATAAAAAAATTAATAGAGTAAAGGATAAAACTATTGGAAAACTTGTTATCAAAGAATATCCTACTGCTTCAGCTGGTAGCGGTCACTTCCGTCATCTTATCAATGAGCTTCGTATCAAACGAAACTTTATTCCTGATATTATCTATATCGATTATCTCAACATCTGCTCTTCTAGCCGGATTAAGTCTGGAAGCAATGTCAACTCATACACACTCATCAAGGCGATTGCTGAAGAGCTGCGTGGTCTTGCCGTTGAGTTTAATGTTCCTGTGGTTTCTGCTACTCAAACTACCCGAGGTGGTTATGGCAACTCTGACGTAGAATTAACTGATACGTCGGAATCCTTTGGCCTTCCTGCTACAGCTGATCTTATGTTTGCCCTGATCTCCACGGAAGAACTGGAACAACTGAACCAGATCATGATCAAGCAGCTGAAGAATCGATACAACGATCCTACCTTGTACAAGAGGTTCGTGGTTGGGATCGATAGAGCCAAGATGCGATTGTACGATGCAGAACAATCTGCTCAGGATGGTATGATGGACGACTCGTCCGACAAGCCAGTGTTTAATAAGACTGGTTTTGGTCAGGTTGTGGATTCAGAGAAGAAAAAACGATTCAAGGATCTGATAGTATGATCGAGACATTCTTTAATAATTTGATGTATTTCCTGATGTTTCCTATCCTCGTAGTCGCGGCATTGGCATTTTTTGCCATACTGGTGGGACCCAAAGATGAATGATGCTGAAGAATTGCCAGATCAGGTGGCAAATGCCATCATGGATTTTCTTATCGAGCAGCAGCAGAAGGGCAGGACATGTGTTATGGAGAGCGAGATCTATCAGATGCTCGGAGCTGGTTTAGCTCACGATGCAGAAGATCGAAAATTTGTTTTAAAAGAATACCATGATAATGTCATAAGCCTATCTGAATACAAAACCAGACATTGACAAAGCCTCCTTTTGGTGTTATCGTTATGATAATGTCAAAAGGAGGTTTTTCTTTATGTCGATGCATCTTGTGGGACACTATCTTAATAATGTCGGTAATACCAAAAAGAAACCATCTAAATCTAAAAAATTAGCCGCGGCTAAAACTGAGCATGATAAATGGTTGAAGGAGCGGGGTCTCCATCCAGAACAGCGTGAATTGAAACGCGCTTTTGTTGGAAAAGAAAAGATACCAATGCCGGATTATAAGACCAATAATCCATACAAGCTCAGCAATAATATCGCTGTTCGTGGTGGATTTAAGAATGGTATCATGGACAATCTACACAAAGAATCCAAAGAAGTACAGCAGGCTATCAGAGATAAAGCTGCTCGTACCACCATGGCCTATAACAAGGGCCCTTCCATGTATTTTAGCCCTGAGGCAGATACGACCATGCTTGGTAGTAGTTCTCGTCGAGGCTGATTGGGTTCATTTTGATTGACACAACAGGATCAATCAGTATACAATCAGCTGACATTTGCCAAATATCTTTAAGCTCTGTCTGAGGTTTCTAAAATGACAATCAAAAGAATCGGATTTGCCTGTAAATGGCTCAATGATCCGGCTGAATGCGGCGGTATGAAAGTCAATGCTGCAGATCGCGATCTCAATGGTCGCAACACAACCATGCGTTGGTTACGAGAGCACCCGCTGGAAGCTGAACAGCGTCAGTGGGATATCATGAATCACAATGCTGCAGCAGCAATAAAAATGATAGAACGAGTGGCCACTCTGCCGCCCGAACGGCGCATGGTCCGTTTGGGATCAGAGATGCTGCAGGGCTACACAGAGAAAGACTGGCAATCCTGGTGGCAACAACCAGATGTGCAGCAGCATCTGGAAAGTATTTTTGCACCTATCGGTGAGACTGCTCGCAGACTGGATGTGCGTCTTAGCTTTCATCCTGGCCAGTTCTGTGTATTGGCCAGTGAATCAGATCTGATTGTTGAACGCAGCATTGAAGAATTTGAATATCATACAAACATGGCTCGTTGGATGGGTTATGGTTCTACATGGCATGATCATGGTTTTAAGATAAACGTCCACTTGTCTGGCAAGGGTGGTGCCGCAAAGTTCCTGCAAACTCTGGGGCGTCTCACGCCCGAAGCAAGGAATCTCATAACCATAGAAAATGATGAGATGACAACTGGGCTGGACTGCATCCTGGCTGTTGGTAAACATGTGGCGCTTGTTCTGGATCTGCATCATCATTGGATCAAATCAAATGGTGATTATATATCAGTGTCTGATGATCGTATTGGCAAAGTCATCGACAGCTGGCGCGGTTCGCGCCCTGCTCTGCACTACAGCGTGAGTCGCGAAGATATTCTAGTGAATCATTGCACCAAGTCTCGTCCTAATCTTGATAGACTTGTTGCTGTGGGTCATAAAAAACAGAAATTGCGTGCTCATAGTGATTTTTACTGGAACAACCGGGTGAATGAATGGGCAGTAGGTCATCTGGAATGGGGGGATATCATGTGCGAAGCCAAGGGTAAGAATCTGGCCAGCGCTATGATATATGATACCTACAAACAAATGGATAGAACACAATGACAGATATCGTGCAAAAACCCCATCAATGGTTGTCCTGGATTGCCAGTATCGCTCTCGTAACCAGCGCTATTCTAGCAGCTTTTAATCTTTATCCCTATTATGCCTACGGGTTCATGGCATCAAATGCGTTATGGATACTGGTTGGTGTTGTATGGAAAGAGAAAACAATCATTTTTATGAACGTGTTTCTCACAGCTATCTACATTGCAGGACTGTGGTTTAAATGATCTGCTTGACATTTTTATTAAAATATCATATAGTGATATAATGTTAAACAACAGGGAACATAAAAATGTCTTACATATTCTACAATCC